GGCTATACTTAAAAAGCTATCATTAGCACTAGCTACGAAAGACCCACTACCGTCAACAGTCAAACCATCAGCAGTCACAGTGCCCGTTACGTCGATGCCTGTGGCGGTGGTGGCGAGTTTGGCGGCGTTGTCGTGATAGATATAAACAGCACCGTCGGCAACACCCTGCAAAATGGTTTCGCCGGTATATTTTTCTAGCAGTATTTGGCTTCCGCGTAACCGCAAATTGCCAGTGCCCGCGTCATCAATGTAGCTATTAGACCCATCATGATAAATCTGTAGGTCCGACCCAGCACCGAAGATGGCCTTGGAGCTGTCCGCAAAGGTGATGTCGTCTCCCGTGCCAACCGCAATGTCCGTGCCGCCGGTAGCATTCCCCGCAACCAGCACCTCCGCCAGCGTATCCGTGACACCGGGATCGACGAGCGCCAGCGCGTCAACAACGGCAGCGCCTGAGCCAGCACCATCGAGATAAACAACCGCAGTACGGCCCGTCGCAATCGTCACATTTGCGCCAGAACCTTGAGAAATTGTGATCGACTGAGAACCAGTGGTCGCGTTCTCAATGAACATCACGCGAGAAACCGTGTTAGGGGCAATCGTCAGAACACGAGTAGCGGTCAACGTCGCGGAGGACGTGACTTTAAAATACATTGCGCGAGCGGGGTCGGCAGCGCCATCGGCAACTGTAGTGGTTGCATCAGCGTCAGTAGCGAAACAGTCTTGCGTGCCGTAGCCTAAAGCCTCACCAATAAGTTCTAGGTTGAGGTTTGTGGACGTTCCCCATGTGCCGGATTCGTCCCCTGTCGCAATCTCTTTTAAGCGAAGATCATTATCGTAAGTTGCCATTTAAGCTACCTCTTGCCAATCTGGTGTTTGGCTTTCATCAATAGTTGACCAGCTTGGTGTTTGACTGTCATCAGTGCTTGACCACCCTGGTGTCTGACTATCATCAACAACGCCCCAAGATGGCGTTTGAGACTCATCAATAGTTTGCCAGTTTGCGTCTTGACCTGGAACAATCTTACCCCAAACCAAGACCTTGCCAACTGCCGACGTTCCAACAACTCCAGTAACTGAAACATCAGCATTAGCGCCAACTGCAACAGTGCCGACAGCACTCGTTGCGGCAATGCCAGTAACTTGTATTGTTTGCCCAAGCTTGACAAAAACAGTGCCAACTTGGCCCGTACCTGCGATACCTGTTGGGCTAACAACGGCATCGCCCGTAATCGAAACTGATCCAACTGCACCAGTCGCTTCCTCACCTGTGGGCGATACGTCTGCATTTGCTGCAACAGTAACGCTGCCGACCGCCGAAGTCGCTGAAAGCCCCGTTGGGCTAACGTTTGCATCTCCAGATATGCTGACTGTACCGACAGATCCAGTTGCCACAATGCCCGTCGGAGAGACGTTCGCAGCGGCTGCAACCGATACAGTGCCAACTTGTCCGCTAGCCGATTCACCTGTAACCGAGACATTAGCGTCTGCGGATACAGAAACACTTCCAACAGCCCCTGTTGCAGCCTCTCCTGTCGGGCTGACATTGGCGTCTGCTGTGACTGTGACTGACCCAACAGATCCTGTCGCAAAGACTCCGCTAACTGATACATTGGCGTCAGCGGAAACGGTGACAGATCCAACGTTGCCGGTCGCTGAGACACCAGTGACAGATACGTTGGCATCTGCCGTAATCGAGACCGAACCAACTTGCCCTGTTCCTTCAGCGAGCGGAACGTCCTGGCCCCAGCCAGCATCGCCCCAACCCTGCGTCGAGCTATTCCAGCCCTCAAATGCAACAGTGACATCGGCCACATATTAGTCCTATGCGATACGAATGATCGCGTTACTGGCGTCTGGGCTAGGGAAACTAATTGTAAAATCGCCTGCCGTTGACGTTTTATCGCTACCAAAGTCAAGAACGATAACCGCTCGATCAGCCGTTCCTGCAGTCGTTGAACTGTTATACACCAACGCTCCACGAGCAGTGATAGTTGCTGTAGACCAGGTGGTGTCTGCAAAGTCGGTCAAAGCCGTGGTGCCAGAGGTACTTGGAGTCACGTTAGTTAACGTATTGCCGCCTGCGCTGTATCCAGTACCAGAAACTTCGTTTGTTACGCTATACAATGTTGTGCTTGAATCTAACGTTGCACTTGACGTGTAAAGCGCAATTTTAAACGTGTTGCCGGTCCCAGTTGTGGTACTGGTTCCGCCACCTGATCCGTTCGTAAAGTTGTGAATCCCTTGCAAAATTTCTTGCTTGAAGGAGGTACACATTGCTTGTGTGATAGCCATTACAAAGTCCTCAATATTTCAGCCATATCGTTATGGCCTTGGTTTTTAAAAAGATTATATAACGTGGTCCTGTCGCTTTTAATCCCTTGCTCAATAGCAGTCACGATAACGTGAAACATTCTTTCCTTAAAAGCTTCTGCCTGAACCTTTAATATAGGATCTGCAGAATCACTAATACTTATAATCTTATTGACCGCCCCAATCGCAACTTCTTCTGGCGTCATTCCTCGATTATTTGTTGTGTGAATTTCAACGCCTCCAACATTCGCTTGTACTTCAACACTAAACAATGTTATCCCCTCGCTATATCGTATCTAAGTTCATCTCTAGCGCCATACCCCTCACCAAGTTTCTTGAGAGCGGCAAGAGCCATATCAAATCTTTGTTGATAATTACCAACCTCTTCAGGCGCTTTTAAGAATGTCGCTGCTTCTGTCAAAGTTCCATACAGCAATGCATCAGGCGCGTTAGTTGAAAGCCATGTAGTTCCGCCTTCTGCTCCTGCGGTAAGAGAAGCTGGGCGATACTTATAATGCAGTTCAAACGTGTAATCACTATCTGGCGTAGGCGCTAGGATAAAGGTCGTATCATCAAACAAGGCGTAATACTTAGGTAATCCAGTCGTTGCTGGATTAGGCGTGTAGTCTCGAATGAAAGACACATGCTTGAACAGCAAATAATAATAAGAACTTGCGCTTGACACAGCCAAGCTGTATGGCGCCAAGAAGTCAGACGGCGTTGATAGATAAGTATTACTGGTTGTTGCAGTTCCTGTAACGTTTTTACGAAATACAGGAAGCTCTACATTTTTCAGGATTCTTTCTTCTGCTTCCTGAATGAACGTTGGAAGGTCGTTAACAAACGTCGTTTCTGACGTTTCACAGTAATCCTGAACAGTGCTTTTAAGCGTTGCGTAAGTAAAACTCATGATATCACCACCGTTACCGTGCCTACAGCACTTGTACCTTTAAGACCTTCAAATGCAGAACCAATAGGATCTCCAGTCTTTGATGTCATTTGGTTAGGATCTATTGTCCGAACAACGCCTTCACCCGCAGTGACAGACTGTTGCGGTCTTGGATGACGCAAAGCTTCAGGGTCAGAAACGTGTTTAGGAGGAATAAGTTGGGGATGTTTAGGCTCGTAACATTCCTGGCAAACCCTAAACCCAGTCCATTCCTTTACCAGCTTAGGGTATGGAAACCTAAATCCACACCTATCACATATGGCAAGTGACCGTTTGCCTGATGCGTAAGCCATTACGCACGCCTATAAGAACTAAGAGCAGGGGCCACCATTAAAGATGCTCTGCTCTCGTCCTGATCAGCCGCTCTCGCAAATTCCTCTTCGTAAAACGATTTGAGCATCTCTACTCGTTCTGGCGCCTTCTTCAAGGCAATGTAATAAGCGAGACCGGCAGCAAGGCAAGGATAAAACCTAAATGGCATATCAACTGTATTTGCGCTTGCGTCTGCGTCTTGTATCCGAACCAATCTATTAATCAATAGTTGATCAGTGTTGTTTTCCGAGGCGGGCCAAATATACAAACGAGGCGTGATTTGCTTGTCAAGAAACCATTGAGTCGGTCTAGATTGCGTAGACTTATCTGGAAGATTCCAATAAGCAGATCGACTGATCTGATCCATCTGGATATCTGTTGTTGTTCCTCCGCTAGTACGACGAATAACAACATCTAAAACGTCAATCGTTGTTGACGTTAAATCAAGATACTCTGCGCCTTGAGTCAGCGTTGTTGTGCTGTTTGTGACAGTCCATTGGTTTAACCCTCTGTTCGCCCAATCAGCAAAAAGAAGGTTAAGGGATCGCCTTGCGGTGATCCCATCATAACCAGTTCTAAACTCTAAACCACATCGCTCGAATGCTTCTTCAATGTATTCAGCGACATCTGGCTCAAAGTCACGCGACCCTGATGTGGCCATTAGTATTCCTTCACCAGTTCAAGAATGACCGTATAGGTATCGTTGGCGCTTGCCCCAATGGTTGTGAACGCAATGTCTCCGGTCTTACCGGCGCCCGCATTATTAGGGATACCTGTAAACGGAGAATAGTCATGGAAGCCGTTACTGTCTGGCGAAAGTCCGATAATAAGCATATCGGTAGTTGCATCAAACAAAAGTTCAACACCCATACCAACACACTGCCACCAGATTTTTGCGACTGTAACAGACGTACATGCCTGACCAGCAGAGTTTGTAGCCAAGGCAGAAACATCTACTTTGATTACAGCAGACTCACCAGTGCCATCACTAATGTTTGTAAACTTCAAAACAGCTTTTCGTTCACTGTCCTGAATAGTTTGGCTTGTTACTGTATCAGCCATGATTTACCTCCAATTAAGAGAGGTTATTGTTTTGGATGTACAGAATAGTTACGGTCGCAACACCAGCAGTCCCATCGCCATCAGTGGCAGCAAAATCAGCCAAAACTTGAATGTCAGTAGCACCAACGTCCGTGGCTTCGGTATCTAGCGTTCCACGAGTAGTACCGGCAGACTGTACGCTAGTAGATGGGATAAACGCATCCGCGTCGGCAGAAGTA